ATCATAACAGAACTTAAAACTCTTAAATCTGATTATATGTTTAAGGATCGTGATGAATTTGGCTATCTAAATGGGATTAATCAGTATCTTAAACCACTAAAAACATTCGATAGGGTTCAAAGTCAGAAAGATATTGAACGATTTAAAACAAATGAGATTGCCGTGCTTGATATTAACAGACATGAAGATATGGCTTACGGTATAGGCATTATATATCCATTAATGTGGATCATAAATGATCTTGTTGGATCCAGGAGAGAGATGCATACATTTATGCGGCGTAAATCTAATTCTCCATATATCTTTAGAGGCGGAAGTGTTGAAAAATGGCAATTCCCTTCACAAGGTAAGATGGATGCCATGAAACAGAAGTTGGAATGGCTTAACAATAAACACGAGTGGGTGATCCCGGCCTTATGGGATGTTAAGACATTAGATTTCGGTAATCTCGGTGACAAATTCTCTTTTATAATTGAAAATGATATGGAAATTCTTTGTATGGGTGCTCAGATCCCTGCGTTCTTAATGGGTAAGGCATCAATTGCTGAGGGTATTGCTAAAGAACAGATGAAGGCTTGGATGTTTAAGATCCAGTCTTTGCGTGAAGAGATTGAAAAGGTTATAGAACAACAGATATTCAAACCGGTTTTGTTAGCAAATGGGCTAGAAACTCATGTTGAAATTATATGGGGATTGCCTACTGAAGAAGAAAAGAACGAGAAAATTAAACTTATTAATGATACTATAAAGAATCCATTCTTAAATCCAGTATTAAAAAACAAGCTTGAAGATGAAATGGCATTATTGTATGGGATCCCCGAAGATGATTTACTTGAAATGGAAGAAGAGCGGGAGAAAGAGGAAGAGGAAGAGCTATTACCTGTTGTGCCTGAAGAGCGGAAAAAGGATCCTTCAAAAAATCCACCACCAAACGATAGAGAGCATGTACACGACCATAAGATAGAAGAGTCTGTTAAAGAATCACGTCATTATACAATTAAGGAATGGTTAAGATTTAATTATAGTGAATATTCTGATGAAGTTCTAAGTGTTATACAGAACGATCCATTTAAATTATTGAAAGGCATTACAAAGGAAGATTTTAAGGCTGGCCTATTGAGTAGTAAAGAGATCGAGCAGGTACGTATAAGTTTATCTGAAGCGATTGATAATAACAACACTATAAGAGAGCTGGAAAATCTTTTGGAAAAGAGGATTGATTTTAAAGATCGTCTGGTAATGAAAAACGGTCATATTGTCACAAAGAACGGTAAACCCGTTTTAGCATTGAGTAAGATTTACAGGGCTAACATGATTGCAAGGACAGAAACTGTCCGGGTAAGTAATGAAGGCGCAAAAGAACATTATAAAAAGAATGATATAACTAAAGTGAGATGGATTGCGGCAATGTCAGAACGTACTTGTCCAATATGTAGTGAATTTAATGGACGAATATATCCTATAAATAACACACCAGCAATCCCTGCGCATCCAGATTGTAGATGCACAATAGCTCCGGTGGTGGAATAGATGTATGAAGAAGGACTAGAAAGTAACTTGAGTAATGTATACAACAACGCAGATAGTTTGTTGGATAACGATGAAATTACACCCGAGGAAGAATGTTTTATGTATGGCTATATACATACAGAAGAAGAAGAGGCCGGAATATAATGGATCAAAGACCTTCTTGTATAAGATGTGGAAAACCTGGACTATCAATAATACATACAGATGTGTTCTGTGGTAACTGCGTTGTAGATTATAATAAACTATTGGCTGAGACTAAAGATAAGCCAGAAAATATATTATTCGAAGAATTTAAACATGACACAAAAAATATGTCCGCGATGTAGAAGGGTTTTTACATTTCAACCCGGAACTATTGACTATGAATATCAATGTAATAGTCTTAATCCTACATTAGATAATGAAGATATCGTTGACATTGATAATAATGGCTGGAATAGACTAGGTATAGAAAACGAGGCCGATACTATTGCACGATTAGAAGGTGCAAATATTGACGAGATCAATAGCAGAGGCGTAAGAAGTCGTACGCATAGATCACGTCAGCATTTTAAATTTGTAAAACTATAGGTGATAAAAAATGGTTAGAGGAGAAAGAATAAAACACATGAAACTTCCTGGATTCACTGTTAGCGCGGCTGTTGTTGGACCGTTTTATACGGAACAGATCAATGGTGAGCTTTTAAGGATGAGGATAGATGGACCTCAGGTAGGAAGTTTCACATTAGGCGAGAGTGGCATAAATAGTTCGTTTGGTACATTTGTGACGGCATCAGGAGCTGCTTCATACGACGCATATTTTGCATCAGGTGTAAGCGTTGACAAGATTTCTGTAGCTACACTTGGCTTGACATCCGGGACAGCGAATACATTCGGTGACATAACAATATTTTATAGGTGATAGCAATTATTAAGGATTTTGTTCACCGGATAACATTAGATAATGATATGATGGAGATTATTATAATAATGGTTTTGCTTTTACGACTCCAGCTTTAGGATCAGCAATAACTCCAATAGGAATTTATAGTGATTTAATGTTTACAATATTTAGTACACAGGATGTTTATGTTTTTGATGTTGGACAAAAATCAAACGCAGCACCAAATGGAAATTCTGATGCTAATATTTATATTGAAGATACTGACATGAAAAGGAACGATACTATATTATCTTATACTCCAGGGATCGAAACAATTAATGCAGAATTAATACAAAGACCGATGTTTATGGAGAAGGGTGGAAAACTCGAAGAAGAATATAACGATGATTTTACTGATAACGTAACCCAAATGACTTTAGGTTTCAAATTTTTTTATATACCACCAACAATCAATGGATAATCATAAATTATATAATATACTTATAAAAATTTATAAAAGATAAAAAATATAATTAACATTATGTAGTACCTATAATGTCTGATTATATGGAAAAGGGTGAAACTATGGCTGATAAACAAACAGATCAAGATAAAAAAGATGCAACTTCTAACACAACTAAGGTTAAAAGAGATGAAAAAGGTCGAATCGTTGTAGCAGAGAATGTACAAATAATATTCAATGCGACGATATGTGAAAAAAATGAGTGAATCAATAAATGTTCATGGAATTTCAATACGCCCCGGTGTATCGAAAAATGGAATAATGTACACTACTGCAGCTCTTAAAGAATTTATACCAACACTCGCTAATAAACCAATCTTAAAGGATCATAATACCACTGTAGATAATACTGTAGGTCTTGTTGAATCGTCCTTTGAACAAGGTGTCGGAGTTGGAGCATTCGAGGGCTGGGTTAAAGAGGATGGTACCGATCTATTGACTAAGATAAAAGACGGTCGGATAAAAGAAGTAAGTATTGGAGCTTTTGCAGAGAAACTCGTATATGAAAATGATGATGATGAATTTTTAACAGCTGTTGGGCTATCAGGTATGGAACTTTCATTGACACCAACCCCGGCAGTAGAAGGGACATCAGTAAAGCAAGCTTTAGAAAGTATTGAAAAAAGAAAATTAGGTGAAAAGGTTGTAGTTAAACCTATTTTTGAATCACTTGATTTATCTGAATATGTAAAAAAGAACAAGGAGGTCAAAATGACTGCAGATGACAAAATAGCTGAAGAAAAAGTGAAGTTTGAGAAAGAGCTTCGTGAAAAAGTTGAAAAAGAACTTAGTGAAAAGATCGAAAAAGAGACTAGAGAAAAAGTCGAAAAAGAGATCACAGAAAAACTTGCAAAAGACGCAGAGCTTAAAGAAGCCGCAGATAAAAAAGCGCTTGAAGAGAAAGCAAAGGTAGAGACTGAACTTCGTGAGAAGATTGAGAAGGAACTACGTGAAAAGATCGAGCAAGAAATCAAAGAAAAAGCTCAGGGCAAGACCCAGGAGAAAAATACGAAAGGTAAAGTTTCTGGTAAAACAGACGAAACTGCATCTGACGAAAAGAGCGATTATGTTTTAGAGACATCAGATATTGGTGGTGGAGTATCATTATACAAAAACCCAAAAGCTGATGGATCATACTAAGAGGTGAAAGGAAATGGCAGTAAATACATTAGGATTTGTTTGCCCTGCTGACGGCGGCGTACCAAGAACAATAACCGGGGTATGCTTTGAAGTTATTAGTGGTGGACAATTAGTTTTTGCTTCAGGCGCAGCCGATAATGTTTCAAGTGGGGTTAATTCATTTGCTTCAAGTGATATTGGTATCGCAGCTGGTGCAGTAGAGGATAAATTCAACGGCATTGCTTTGGCAAACACAGCAAGCGGTTCATATGTTGGAGTACAAACACGAGGCATGTGCATAATTCGAGCAGCAGGAACTATTGTAAATGGTGAAGGTGTTATGGCTAATGGATCAGACGCAGTAGTACCTGTAGCAGCAACATCTGGTGCAAATGTTCCAGCAATGGTAACAGCAGCAGTTTCAAGGAAGATTGGAAGAGCATGGTCCAATGCAACATCAGGAAATTATGCATTGATCGAAATAAATCCATGAGGTGAAAGAAATGGCAGAGACAAAAGAAAATTATGTTAGCGAGCTTCTTTCAACTGATATAGGTAATGAAGGCAATCTTCTTATTCCAAGAAAAATACACGATGTATTATGGGAAGAAGTACCAAAAGCACTTATACCACGAAGCGAAGCCGCACTTTACATGGGTCCAGGAGCAGTTCCAGGGTCTAGTTATGATATTGACTTAGAAGACGAAAATATCATGGATGTAAGACTTATTGCAGAAGGAACAGAAGTAATACTTGACCAAGATGCGTACAGTGTTATCAATGTTAAACCTTTGAAGTATGGAGTCGCAATAAGAATTACAAAAGAAATGATGGAAGATAGTAAATGGAATCTTCTTGAGCGAAATATCAAAAAGGCAGGTAAAAGATTTGCTGAGAATGAAACAAATCTTATACTAACACAGTTGCAATCTTGTACTAACAATGTAGCCGGTGGGACAGCATTAACAATTGCTAATATCACAAGGGCAATGCAGTATCTTGATGACACAGACTACGAACCAACCTCTTTCCTTATCGGTATGGAAGTACTTAATGATCTTCGGAACATTGATACATTCGTCGAGGCACAGAAGGTAGGTAATACTGATATGTTACAGCGTGGGTTTATCGGTGTAATATATGGTATGAACGTAATGAAATTTTCAACAAATGCAGCACCATCTTCAACATATAGTAAGTATGCATATGTCTATGACAAGGCACAAGCTTATGCTATTATTGAGAAGAGAACTGTCACTGTTGAGAACTTCATGTTGCCAACTTTCGATATGAGTGGCGCTGCTCTAACACAGAGAATCGCAGCAGAACTTTTACGAGACAACGCAGTTTGTAGGATTTCAAC